GTGGCAGCAAAAGCGAGAGTTTACAGCTATTTACGGTTCAGCGACCCAAAACAAGCGGCTGGCGGTAGCGTCGATCGGCAGCTCGAGTACGCGGCGCGCTGGGCGGCCGACAACGAGATGGAGCTTGATGCATCCCTATCACTCCGGGACGAAGGGCTGTCGGCGTATCACCAGCGCCATGTGCGGCAAGGCGCACTAGGGGTATTCCTGCGGGCGGTCGAGGATGGCCAGGTGCCGCCCGGCTCCGTGCTGATCGTTGAGGGGCTGGATCGCTTGAGCCGCGCTGAGCCCCTACAGGCGCAGGCGCAGCTCGCCCAGATCGTGAATGCCGGCATCACGGTCGTGACGGCCAGTGATGGACGCGAGTACAACCGCGAGCGCCTCAAGGCGCAGCCGATGGACCTCGTATACAGCCTGCTGGTGATGATCCGCGCGCACGAGGAATCCGACACGAAGAGCAAGCGCGTGAAGGCGGCGATCCGCCGGCAGTGCCAAGGCTGGATCGCGGGCACCTGGCGGGCGCCGATCCGAGTCGGAAAGGATCCGCATTGGGTGCTGGAAACGGAAGCTGGACGGTTCGAACTGGCCGACGACCGGGCGGCCGCAGTTCGCCTCGTCATCGAAATGTTCAAGCAGGGTCACGGCGCAGTCAGGATCGTGCGGGAACTCGCCGACCGCGGGCTCAAGATAACGGACAGCGGCCGCTCGGCGTCGAGCCATATCTACCGGCTGCTGGCAAACCGGATGCTGATCGGCGAGAAGTCCGTCGAGGTGGACGGGGAAACGTTTCGGCTTGAGGGCTACTACCCGGCCCTGCTGACGCCGGCCGATTTCGCGGATCTGCGATACCTGGCCGAACAGCGCGGCCGGCGCAAGGGCAAGGGAGAAATCCCCGGGGTCGTGACGGGGCTCGGCATCACCTACTGCGGCTACTGCGGCGCCGCGATCGTCGCGCAGAACATCATGGGCCGCCGGCGCGCCGCTGACGGACGCCCATACCCGGGCCACCGCCGGCTGCACTGCGTCACGTACAGCCAGAGCGCCGGGTGCAAGGTCAGCGGAAGTTGCAGCGTCGTACCGGTCGAACGCGCCCTGATGCTGTATTGCTCAGATCAGATAAATCTGACGCGCCTGATGGAAGGCGACTCTGGCACGGTATCGCTCGCTGCGCAGTTGGCTGGCGCTCGGCAACGCGTAGCTGAACTCGAGGCACAGGTCCAGCGCGTCACCGACGCGCTACTGCTCGACGGCGGTGAAGCACCGGCTGCGGTGTTGCGTCGCGTCCGCGAGCTCGAAAGTCAGCTTGCTAACGAGCGACGGGACGTCGACTCTTTCGAGCATCAACTCGCCGCATCGGCGGCAAACGTCGCGCCAGCTGCGGCTGACGCATGGCGAGAACTGGTTAACGGCGTCGAGCAGCTCGACTATGACGCTAGGATGTTGGCCCGCCAACTGGTTGCGGATACGTTCTCGAAAATCGTAGTCTATCAATCAGGGTTTCAGCCTAAGATAGATGCCGATGCAATAGGCTTGGTTCTGGTTGCTAAACGTGGCGCCACTCGCTTGCTGAATGTCGATCGGAAAACCGGTGAGTGGCGTACGGCAGAAGATGTCAACCTGAACGGCTGACTTCAATAATCGCATTAGATGAGAGACCAACATGCAAGGACAGTGGAAAGGTGAATCCGAATCCAATGGAAAGAGATTTGAAATAATACTAGATACCGAAGTTCGCCAAACCACTCTTTCCGGCAGTATTTTGGCATATAACAAAGACGACTTGAGGGAAAGAATATATGGTCAAATCCAACCATGCGAAATATCAAACAATTCAGCACTAGCCATTGCACATCTAAACTTCGTCAACCCAGAAACCAATGGCTTGATTTATTGGCAAGACATCCCCAAACATTTTCCCGATACATCTATCGCGACACTTGCCCAAATCAGCTTCACCCAAAGAGAAAATCTTATTGATTTGAGCTTCAACTCGGATATTGGCACTACGGGAAAAATAACACTATCAACAACAGACCCGACGCGACCGTCACAATTAAACGCCATAAAAATGACATGGCAAGAATTCAAAGACTACGCTCTCGGCTTAGACCATCACAAACATATCTTTCGAGGTCAACGGGAAAGTTGGCGCCTCAGATCCCACTATCACCGCGCGGGCGGCGGCGATTTATGGAAATACCTGACAACCCACCTTCCGCAGTTGCGCCGGCATATTAGCGCGCAGACGAGACACCTTTTTGACGTTACCAAACCAGAAGAATATGGCGCACTTCTTCACCTTGCCCAGCACCACGGATTTCCGACGCCTTTGATTGACTGGTCCAACTCTCCTTTTGTTGCCTCGTATTTTGCATTTCATCGCATCAGCAATATCGAGTCAGACTCGGAAGACAATACCAAACACACCAGAATCTTTATATTTGACAGAGAGGCCTGGTTAGACAGATACAATCAAATAAATGCGATTGCATTGATGCCACCCAATCTATCACTTTACGAATTCATGGCAATCGAAAATCCACGCCTGCTTCCTCAGCAGGCGCTATCGGCGGTGACAAACGTCAACGACGTTGAAGACTATATTAGTATGAGGGAAGCGGAAAGCGGTGTAATTTTTTTATCCGCAATCGACATTCCTCACAGTGAACGACGAAAGGTGATGCGAGAACTCGCGCTCATGGGCATCACCGCATCAACATTATTCCCCGGTCTCGATGGCGTTTGCGAGGAATTAAGGGAGAGATTGTTCGAATAAAGTTAGACTAGAAAAATCATTCCACTTCGCCGCCTCGCGGCGTATGCAGCTTCGGCACGGGCTCTGACGCCATATCGTCCGCCGGGTACAACTGCAGCATCGCGCGAGCCGCCTCGACGTTCGACGTCGTAAGCCATTCCTCCCAGTCGTCCGCGCGCAGGATCACGACTGACCGCTTCTCGTCGCCTGGACGATGCATGTGCTTCATGATCGGGTGTTCGTCTCCGTTGACCGTGATCATCGCCATGGTGTGCTGCTCGGTGCCGTCCGGCCGCTGCAGCGTGCGCCAGATGCCGGCAACGCATAGCGGCCGCCAGCCGGCCAGCCCGATCCGGTATCGGATGTGCTTCCCCGTTTCCCAGTTCGGCTCGTAGATCCATTTCGCGGGGATTAGGCACCGGCGCCCGGCGCGCCACGTGGGCCCGTACAGCGGCGACTTGCCGAGGTTGTCATCGCGCACGTTCATCGTGCTGCGGATGATCGGCGGCTTCTTGCCCTGCTCCTTCGCCTTCTCGACGTTGGCCTTCTGCAGCGCGCGCGGCCAGAAGCCGAAGTTAGCGATCAGCGGCTTGAACTGCCCGTCGACATAGCCGACGATCGGCGCGTCGTAGTCCTGGTAGATCTCGGGCTTCCACGGCGTCCAGCGGTACAGGTCACGGAAATTGTCGATCTTGAGCTCGCTCAGGCCTGGGTCTTCGCCCGGCGCGACGTAGTTCGTGCACATCGCCGTCCCCAATTTTCGATCTTGACGGCCCTATCTTACTCCGGGATACACTGTGTTTTTATACAGTGGTGCAGCCGTGATCAAGCCGCAGTGGGCCTACATCTGGGAGTACGGATTCCAGGGCGAGAAGAACCGCCTGAGGACCCCGGTCGAACTCACCAAACGCGAATTTGAGCACTGGATCGACGAGGACCCGCGGTCGGTGTTCCTCGGTACATCCGCACCGATAGAAGCAACCAGGATCGATCGCAACCGGGTTCCTCTAACGGATCCACGGTTCAAACTGCGGCCGGAGGTGCCTGAATTTGACGCGCCGACGGACGCCGAGCTGCGCGCGCTATGGCGGGAGTACACCGACCTTCAGGTGCGGTGGCTGATCCTCGAAATCCGTGCGCTACGGAAGTCGCTCGAGCGCATCGAGGATTGGTACGTCTACACCGACAAGAACGTCGCGAACAAAGGCGACCTCGCTGGCGCGCAGGGCCAGTTGTATCGGCTGATGCATCTGCTGCGCGAGGAGATGAGGCGGGCCGGGATGCGGTAATGCCTAGTGGGCGATCACGGCCGCCGGAACTTGCGCCATCGCGGATGCTGCTCGAAGAAACGGTCGTCGACGAACGCGAAAAACGGCAAAACGGATGAGTCTGTCTCCGAGATCTCACGATCAGCGATCGTGGGGCTGGCATCGATATGCACCGACGCCGACCATCCGTTGACCTCGTTGACGAAGTCATAGACCTCGAGAAACGGGATGCGAAACGAGGTGACTGGCATAAGACCCTCCTTTCGGAATGGCATCGATGCATCATCGCTCGTTTCGTCAGACGTGAAAAGCCCCGCTCGGGACCTACCGACGCACCTGTGGCATTCTGGACGTTCGCCGGACGTGGAGATCGACATGCGCACAATTGCGGAAAAATTCAGCGATTCCGACGACGACTGGTTTGGCTTCGCGTCGGCGCAAGACCGGAAGGACGGCCATTCCCTGCGGGCGTACCTGCGGCGTTACGCGGACCGCATCCCGGAGCACCACGTCGTCGTGAACGTCGAGCTCGTACTGCGCACGGAGTATCCGCCTCGCGGCATTCGTCCACCGTACCTGAGCGTCGTCCACTTCGATCCGGGGCACTCGACCGACTTGCCGCTCACATGGAAGCGCAAGATCGAAGAGCTCGACTTCGACCACACGATCACGTACGTCGAATGCGGCTACGACATTTTCGACTCGTTCAGCGACGCGAAGATGGACCTGACGGCGCGCGGGTTCTACATCGAACCGCTCAACTAGCCCGCGCGCAATTGCTCATCGGGCCGCCCGCGACAGAATCGCGGGCGGCCTTGAAAGAGCGGACACGGGTTCGCGCACGAGACACGCAGAAAGCCGCGACCTTACTTCTTTACCGGCTCGATACCCCAGCACTGTGCCGACCGATCGGCTTCCGGAATGGCCGACGGGTTGTATTTGCATTTATTGATCGTGTCGAGCGCGACCTTGTATCGGTCGACCAGCGGATCGGCAATGCTGGCCACGTGCGCGTCTCGCACCGTCTGGTCGGGCGTGCTGCAATCGGCGCCCATATGGGAAACCTCAGGCCTGTAAATGCCGCCAATGGGCGACACCACCCCGTCGACGCCTGCACCCTCGATTACCTCGTAAAGCACCTGCGACGTAGGCTTATACGTGTTCACCACCACCATGCCGTCGTCGTTGACGGTTCGAACCTCTTTGGGCCCGGCACACGACACGATCGGTCGAGCCGCGAAAATGACTCGCCCCTTGAGATATTCTCGCGCGCCATACACCTGCAGGTCGCGCTTGAACTGACTAACTTCGGCACTCCGCTGTGCCGAATCGATGTATCCGGACATATCGTCGAGTTCGAAGTACACCAGCGCCCATTCGCTGATGTTGGTTTTCGAGTTGAGGATTTCTTCCGTGGTCGGCCCGACGCCACCGTTCTCGCTCATGACAATATCGTGCAGCCTCGAACCGTTGACAACGCCGGGATAGACGGCAATGTCAGCGCCCCGCGCCTTGAATGCGTCCTGCAGCGCAGCGATCGTCGGCTGCACATCGCCAACTGACGCCACCGGCGCTGACGCTGCGCTCGAGCCTTCCGCAGTAGCAGCCATTACGCGCGCGCGTTGCGCCGGCACCAACGGCACCCCCGAATACGCAAGGCGGATTGCCGGACCAGTCGCGGCCGGCGTCGACGAGTCGTCGCCGCCACCGCACGCGGACAGCGCAAGCCCCGCCAACACAGCAGAAATCAAAGTTTTTTTCATTGTGGTTCTCAGGTCGGAAGTTGTTATATCCCCGGATCGTCGATTTTACATATCGATTACGAATTCGGGAAATAGAAAGCCCGCGGCAAGCGCGGGCCCCGGTGCTTCTATCGCGGCGCGGCGCCCGTCAGCGCGTCGTAGTCTCTTTCGCATTGACGGCCGGCAATGCCCCGTTCGTCAGCGATTCGCGCGAACTCTCCCGCAGCCTCGTCAGTCCGGCCGAACAGGTCGGCAAGCAGATCGAGGGTGCCGCCGGTTGCCGCGCCTCCGGCCGGAGCGGCGGGATCGCGCGCGCGGGCGACAAGCTCGGCGACCTGCTTGCGCAGGCTGTTAGCAGCAGCATCGGCAGCGTCAGCAGCAGCGCGAGCCTGTTCACGTTGTTTCGCAGCATTTTCAGCATTCCCCTGTTGTTGACGCGCGATACGGTCGCTTTCGTCGCGCTCGCCGACGAGCTCGCGAATTCGCTGCGCCTGTGTTTCCACCATGTGCGACTGGTCGGCGTCGCGATGGCCCTTGAAATATCCAGCCGCGGAACCGATGACCACCGCCGCGACGATTGCGAGCCAAAGCCGCGGATCGAGCCAGGTCATAGCCCCTCCGAGTACGTCGTGCTCGTCGCGCCAAACGATGCCGTCAGCACCTGTCGACGCGGCTTCGTCCCGATCGGCGCGAGGCCGATGTGAACCCACGTGCCCTCCTGAATCAGCTGGTCGAATTCGATCGGCGACGCGCTGATCGCCCGGCAGATGTCGAGCGGCGCGCCGAATTTCGGACAAACGAAATCGGCGGCCAAGCCCGACAGATGCGCGCTCGTCGGAACACCGCCGACCGCGCGATTGAGCGCCGCAGCTCGATATCCCGAGGTGATGATCACGGGTCGGCCGCCGAGCACGTCGCGCACGCGCTCGAGTGCTTCTGCCGTCCTGCGCAGGTTCGCCGTGACGGCGGCCGACGGCGTGTTATCGATGCCGCGCCGGCGCGCCGTGTCGCTCGCGGTCAATTCCTCGAGCGTGAAATGTGCAGTCAGATTCGTCATATTCACTTCCCCCCAAACATTCGTTTTGCGTTCCGTCGCAGCAGCACTTCGAGGTACTGCGACCCGACGATGCCGAGCGCACTCCCGAGGCCGAGCAGCGCGATCGGCGGCAGATCCGGGATCTGCAGCAGCGCCAGACCCGCAACCATCGATGTCGCCGAACCGAGCACGGCACGCCCGGCCACAAGCCGGAACGTAAGCTGCTCGCTACCCACCAACACTTTCGCAATGCCAATCAGTCCGCCCATGAGGATCAACTCCAGAATCGTCTTTTCGTGCTCTTGCATTCCCGCTCCCCGTTTCCTGCCCCGTAAAAAAGAAAGGCCGCCAAGTTGGCGGCCAATCACAAAATTCCCGTCGCATCGAGCACCATGAACATGTGGTGCCACTGTTCTTTAAATCCCGTAAAGTTCGGCTTCTTCCCCCCTCCCCACATCGACGTTCCCCACGCGATCGTGCCGCCAGTCACGCGAATCGAAGTCATCTCCAAGCCAGCAGGGTCATAGCTCCAGCCAACGTGCACCGGGGCAATAGCAGAAACAAGGACCGGTCTACCGTACGACCGCGACTGCCACTGCGGCGACGGCGCCCCGATCGTCACAAACCCTGTGTCCGGCACGTAGTGGTCGACGATCACGTCAAGCACGCGAAGGAATGGCACTGACGTGTCGGCGATCAGCTTTGTATCCGGCGCAAACACCTGAAACCCGAAACCACTATTTACCGGAGGCGTGCGATCGAACAGAAAGAAATAGACGGCACACGGACGCTCCGTTACGAATCGAATCGTGTACACGCCCCCGTCGATACTCACGTTCCAAACCGTAATCCCGACGCCATCAGACGCGTATACGCCATACATCGGCCCAGCCGTCGCATTGAAAGAGAATGCAATGCTCGGCAGCGTCGCACCGAACGGCTTCCCCGCATCGTTGACCGCAAGCTGCAACGACGTGTCTACCGCCCGCCCTGACATCGCCTGCACCAGCTGATAATTCGGTGTCCTCCCGTCAATCTGGTAAAGGCCGCTTTCAGTAAATGCCTGAAATCCTGCGTCCATCAATACACCCCGAAAACTAGCCAACCAGGAACAGGCGCGTAAGCGTTCGATCCGCTGGTATTTCCGCTGTAAGACCAACTGATTCCGTACGCATCGATCGCGACAACCGGCGTAGGCTCGGCGCCGCTGACACGACGAAAGATCCACTGCGGCATGAACGCCCAGAACGGCGCGCCCCCAGACAGGTCGGCCGGACTAGACCCCGCACCACCTCCCGTGTACACGATCCCGACGATCCGCCCAGCCCTCGACGTACCGTCGAGAATCAGGCGGCCGGCCGCATCCCAAACCCAGAATCCCGCGTCCATTACCCCCATACCCCCCAACGAACTCGAAGAACGCCATTTGCGTCGTATACGCGGCCGCCGTTACTGTCGATCACCGTTCGATTTCCACGGCCATCGGTCGAGTTGATTTCGAACCAGCCGCTCTTGTCGAGCCGCCAGCCCTGCCGACCCGCGATGTAGTTGTCGGACTGGATATAGCTGCCGATCATTGCGTTCGTGATCCAGCCGGAGCCGATGAGCGCCTGGCGGAGAAACACCTGACCGCCCTGCACCACGAACGGCACGATCGAAGCGCCGCCGTTGTTTGGGTCGACCACCGCGAAACGTTGCGCCGATACCAACACCTGCGACTCGACAATGCCGCTGTCGTTGTTGATACCGACGCCGATACCGGCGATATACGTGCGACCGTCCGACGTGATCTGCGTCTTGATCTGGTACGACGCCGATACACGCCCGTTCAGGTCCGCGTACGACTGGGCCACCGTCTGCACCGCGGCAGCGTTCGCGTTTGCCTGCGCGCGTACGGTCGTAATCTGCTCGGCCTGCGCACTGTCGGCATCCACTCGCGCCTGCGACTCCGCCTGAATCCCGGCTGATAGAGACGCCTGCCCGGAAGTCATCTGCGCGGTAACAGCTTCGATACGCTGCGCGATCGCCATGTCGGCTTCGGCACGCGCGGACTGCTCCGAATAGACGCCCGCCTTAACCTGCGTCGATCCCGCCGCGCGTCCACTGTCGCCCGCCATCGGTACATTGATTTGCGCCGACACCTTGCTGATCTGCGTCGCCAGCACGCCATCCGCATCGGCACGCGCCTTCTGCTCTGCTGCAATCGCCGCCGCGTTAGCGCCGGCCGATGCCGATACCGTATCGATCCGACTCGACAGCGCACCGTCGCCGTCGGCGCGCGCCTTTTGCTCGGCCGTAATCGCCGCCTTGTTTGCGCCGACGTCGGCCGTTACGGCGTCGACGCGTTTACCGAGCGCCGTGTCCGCAGTGGTCCGCGCTGTCACCTCCGACGAGATGGCCGCAGCGTTGTCGTTCGCCTTGCTGACGACGGTATCGATCCGCGTGGACAGCGCACCGTCGGCATCGGCGCGCGCGGTTGCCTCTTGCTTGATGGCCGCCGCCGCGTCGCCGACGCTGGCCGTCACGGTATCGATGCGCTGCCCGAGCGAGGTGTCGGCCGTCTGCCGAGCCTGCTGCTCGGCGGTGACCGCAGCGCCACGCTGCCGCGCCTCTTCGGCCACCGCATCCGCCCTATCCCGAGCCTCTTTCGCGATCGCGTCCGCGCGGTCGCGTATCTCCTTTTCGATTGCGCTCGCGTTATCCGCGACGCCTTGTTGAATGCCGGGAATCGCGTCGATCGGCTTGCGCAGATCCTCGCCAAGCGCCGAGTGCGAAATTCGCCCCGCGAAATACTTCTCGTATTCCCCTTCGTCGGTCGTCGGCTGTCCCTGCACACCCGGCCCGGATGCCGGATACCACGGCCCGACGTTTCCAGACGTGTCGACGAGCCGGGCCCAGAAATAAAACACCTGGCCGAAGGCGAGTCCCTGCAGGGACGTCGACGCCTGCGGATACGCGTAGTCCGACAGCTTGATTGCGTCGTCGCGGCTCGGCGTGCGGCTGTACCAGAGCTCGGTGCGCTGCGTATCGCCGGCCGTACCGTCGGCCGGGAACGCCCAATCAAGATTGATCCCGAACACGATGCCGGCGGCCTTGAGCGATGCAACGGCCGGCGGCGGTGTCGTCTTACCCTTCAGCTGCGTTTCCGCGCTGATCGCCGGCAACGACGTAACGCCCATCACGTTCTGAGCGCGCACGCGCGCCACGTAGCGCCCCTGATAGATCCCAGGCACCTCAACCTGCAGGCCGCCCGTGCGCGGCACACTGACCCACTCGCCGTTGTCCTTCCGCCATTCCGGCAGGTACGTCACCGAGTTATCCGCAGCGTCCCACGCGATCACCATCGTGGTTTTGGAAATCCCCTGATCGACAGCCGAGTACGTCGTCACGCGCACGTTGGTCGGCGGCGCCTGCACCGACGGCGGCACGACCGTCACCGGCCGCTGCTGAATCTGCGCGCCGTCGTCGATCGCCGCGTATTTCCCGGGCTCGTGCATCGTGGCCGTGATCGTGTACTCCAGCAGGCCGTCGTCGTCGCCTTCCTGAACGCTCACGACGCGATAGAGCTGCGCCGCGACCTCCGCGTTTTCCAGCATCCACACCGCGCCGGGCACCGGGTCCGCGTCGAAGCGATCGGCCAGCGTGAGCACGTCGCCATCGACGGACTTCACCGCACGGTACTGCGCAACGCCCGACGGCAGAATCGCCGTGAAGCGATCGCCGGGCGCCACGGTCGGCGCCTTGTCCAGCGTGACGACGTTGCCGACCATCGCGCGGATGCGCCCGCCGATGCGACGACCAGCCTTTCGCGGATCGGCGATCGCGATCACCTGCCCCGGGCCGACCAGCACGCCATCCATCCCCACCTTGAACGACACCGTGCCCGACTCGTAGCGCGACGTCAGCAGCAGCCATCGCCCGAGCCGGTGCGCCTGCGCCTGCGACGTGCAACCGAATGCCGTTACCTGCGTCTTGATGACGCCGTAACGCGCAATGCCGTCGTCGTCCGGCACATACTCGACCGCCTGTTTGTACTGATTCGACGGATCGTTGTAGCTGACCAGCGCGACCGTGTATCGCGTCTTGCGCTCGCTCCCCGCGTAGCGGAACGCACCGTCAATCACGTTCGCCGCGGTGTAGACGTAGTCCGGATCGGACGGCATATCCGCGGAAGCGACCACCGCACCCGGCCCCCAGTACGAAATGCCGCGGAACACGCTGGCGATATCCTGCAGCACCTTGTACGCGTCGGCCGCCGACTGGATTACGCAGTTGCACGTGAAGCGCGGCTCGACGCCGCCTCTTCCATCGGACACCATGACGTCGCAATAACGCGCGATTTCGTACAGCCCCCACTTGTCGATCATCGACGCGTCGACCGTCTTGCCGAGCCCGTAGCGATCATTCAGCAGCAAGTCGTAGAAAATCCACGCCGGGTTGTTCGTCCAGGCTGGCTTGAACGTCCCGTCCCATGCCCCCGAGTACGTACGCGTCTCGGGATCGTAATTCGACGGCACCCGAACGATCAGGCCGCGAATGTGGTACGACCGCACTGGCACCTGCGAGAACGATCGCGCGTCGAACGTCATGCCGACGAGCGCCGTCATCGGATACCGGAGCTTGCGATCGATCACCTCCGTGATCGCCTCGATATTCACCGTGTCCGCGATCAGCGAGCTGTGTGCGTTCGGCGTGATACGTCGCACGCGGACCAACCAACCGGTTGTCGCGCGCGGCAACTCGATCCGGTGAGAGCGCTCGTAGAGCGACGTCGTTTTGCCGTCGAACGCCGACGACAGCACCTGCGCATACGAGCCACCGTCAACCGACAGATCGATCGCATATTCCACGCGATAACCGAACACGCCGGTCGCCGGATCGCTCTTTTGCAGCGCCGGCACGCCGAAGCGAATACGGACCGCCGTCAGCTGCGTGTTTTGCACCTGTCGCACCCACGGCGCATCGGAAGTCAGCGGCACGCCAACCGCCGATTCGCGCTCGACCGCCGGAAAGCCCGGCATGAAATCCTGATCCAGCGTGCCCGTGCGAACGTCGACACTGTAATTCTGGACGTTGACCGAGCCGTCGGCATTCTGGATCGGCGTGCCCTCGAGAAAAACCGACTGCATGCCCTTCACCAGGCCGACGATCGGTCCCTCCGAAATGGCGTCGAGTGCCTTTGCGCGCGCGGAGGAGTGCAAGCTGTCCGGTGATTCCCCACCACCGCCACCACCGCCGCCGCCCTTCGCGCCGCTGATCCGCTTCGGCCCGGATTCCGCGTAGATCTTTTTCACACCTGATCCTCTGTGTAGATGCCCGAACTAACGACCTTCGATCCGACGACCATCTCGCCGTACACCAGCGGCACGGGCTCGCCCTGAGCGGCACTATTGACCGCGCCGTTGAAGTAATACGACGTGCCGTTGTCGGCCGCGCCGGCGAGTCCGGCCTGCTGCGGGCTCAGCATCTGCGTGATGCCGCCGAGCGCCATCGACACACCCAGGCCGATCAGCGTCGGCTGACTGAACGCGAAGCCGGCCACGGCCAGCGCCGCGCCGAGAATCGTCTGGAACAGACCGCCGCTCTTGCTGCCGATGATTACCGGCGCGATTCGGATCGCCTCGGCGCCGACCGGCGCGCTGAGATCGTCTTCGCTCAGGTTTCGGCGACCGTTGAACACCGCGAACGTCAGCCCGTTGTCGCGCGCGTCGAGCAGGAATTTCCGAAAGCCCGGGATCAGCACCGATAGCGCGCGTACGGCCTCCGCTGTCGACGAGACGGCCAGGCGATGTACTCGGCCGAATCGCACGCCCGCGATCCCGTAAAGCCTCACCTCCCGTAGCGTCTCCGTCACTTAGCGCCTCCGACATGACGCAGTACGGTCGTGCAGCAGTCGCGCCACATCGAGCCCCATACCGCGCGACACGACAGTCGTCCGTACATGTGATGCGCGAACATGCCATCACCGAGGTACACGCCCGAATGATTCGGAACGCCGTTTTTGCTGCGGACCTGCATCAGCAGCACGTCGCCCGGCTCGAGCTGCGCATCACGCCCCATGTCGAGAAAGCCCGCGTCCTGGTAGTTCGCGATATACAGGTTCGAATACCCGTCAGCCCACCACCCGTCCTTGCGCTCGAAATCCGGCAGCGCGATCCCGCGTTCGGCGAGATACCAATCACGCACCAGCGCGTAGCAGTCGAGCACGCCGTGCACGTATTCCCGACCGTAAAGCGGCGCGACGTAGCCGCTCGGCCCGAACTCGCACCAGTTGTCGACGCCGATCGATCCGTCGGCCTGGACGCCCAGCGAGACAATGACCCACAGCGGGATGCCGGCGCGCTCACACATCGCGCGGTCCCCCATGCTCGGCTGCGCCGTCCCGTTCGGATGCGAATGCACCATCGCAAGGATTTCACCCATGTCCTCCGCGTCCGCGTAATCCTCCGCCGCCAGCCCGAATCGCTCGGTCGGCGCCGCCGCGACATTACGGCCAGGCACGTACAGGTCTCCCGACGCGGTTTCCACGATCAGCCCGCAGCACTCGCGCGGATACTCGGCGAGTGCGTGCTCCGCGATCGCCTGCTTGATTCGTTCGTCCATAAAAAAACCCGCCGATTGGCGGGTCCGTGAAGAGAGGTTGATCGACGGTCTAGGCGAGCGTGTCGCACAAAAAGCCGCCGTACGGCAGCGGGTTGTTCACGCCGTACCGGCATTCGCATCCGCTGATTTTCTGGCTACAGCGATCGAGCGCCGGATCGCTCACCGGCTTGTCGTTCTTGTCGAAGTACACCACGCCGGTATACCCGCATTCGGGCCCGCGATAGCGCCACTGGCACGTGCCGACAATCTGCCGCGCCGGAACCTGCTGCCCGCCGAAGTCGAGCGGAGACGACAGCGTGAATTCGACCTGTACGCCGGGCTGCTCGTCGCTCTTCTGCTCAATTCGCCACTGCTCAGGCGGCCATTGCTCATTCGGGTCCGCTGTCGGGTTGCCGCCGGGGAAATTCACCGCGTCGAGGTACTTCGCCAGTGTGCGCCGGCGGTACACCTTCGCGCCGACCAGATCATCGAGCGCAACGCACAGCGCGGTGATCGTGCCGTTGATATCGCCCACCGTCAGCGTCGGCGCCGGCTGCCGAGCATCCGACGTCCGCTCGAAGCCGGCCGCCTGGATCGGCCACGGCTTGTATTCCAGGCCTTGCCACACGATCGAGGTCGACTGCAGATGCCCGTGGAAACGAAACGCGTCTCCGCCGATCTCCGTGCAATCGACCTCGAAAAACTCAAGGCGACGGCCGGGCTCGAGAGTCTGAATATCGGCTGTGATTGCCATACGCTTACACCACCACGCCGTTAATGCTCATGTTGCGCGGATAGATCGGTCCGATCGGTTGAACCTTCCACACATGCAGGCGAATTTGGTACTGCTTGCCGATAGTGAGACTGCCGTATGCAACTGCGCATGCCAATGAAGCAGCCGAACTGACTCCGACATACTGTTGCCCGTTAGGGACGCTCACGACACTGGAACTCCCCCGCGCGACCACCGCATTCGCCCCCACGTCGAACACGTCGAGATACGCAATGAAGTCGTTTGCAGTTGCCGAGGAGTTTCCGACGTTGATGGTAAGCGTCGCATTGGACAACACACTGTTAGCCTTGGGCGTAAAGTTCAGCGCGAGCCGCACTTCGTCATTTATCGCCAGATCCCGCTCTTCGCCGCCAGCCGCCGCGATCGCGCCGATATCCGAATGCTGCAACGGGCGCGGTAGATTCCAGCTGTCCCACGGAACATTTCCCCCGAACGTCGGACGGCCATCAAAAGCGGGTGCGCCCTGCAGATAAAGAATGCTTGCCTCTTGCGAGTACAACGAAGGAGACGAACCGCGCTCGAGCTTGATCCGGCGAAATGCCACTCCCCATTGCGAGATATTCGGCGCGTTATCGGCGACTCTGCTTACACGCACATAGGTCGTCCCATTCGGCGTCTTCCCAGAAGCGGTCATGACCGTGTAATCCCGCTTCGTCGAAATTGGAGTTGTAGAAAACGTCCCCAATAGCGTGCCGGACGAGTTGAAGGATTCCACCTTCATATACACCTGCCCGGAGTTCAACCCGTTCGTCGCAATCTCGGCGGATAGGATCAACTGCATCCCGGCGCTGATCGCGATGTTGTCCGAGTAGTCCATCGCGTAGCCGGCGATATTGATCGCGGCCGAGTTGATGAATACCGTTCCTTCCCCAGACGTACCGGCCACGACGCCGAAATTCGTGCCGCTCCAGCACTGGTTCCGTAGTTCACCGGTCGAGTTGGGCAACAGATTGGGGCTGTTCACCGAATTCAACCGACCACCGATCGCCACATCGCCGCCAACACTCAACCCGCGCGTCACGGACAGAAAGCCCGACACTACCTCGTCCGGCAGCATTTTCCCTCGCGCCACCACGTGCCAGTACGAGACTCCATCCGATCCGTATGTGACCCAGTCGCCATGAGCAAGTGCCGTGACTTGCGTACCGTCGCTGCCTTGCAAGCCGATGTCGACGCCGACACCAACGTTGAAGAAATGAACACATGCATTGACCATCACCGAACCGGCCAAGGGCAGCACAATTTTCTTCCCGGGAACGCCGATGTTCAGCCCGAACCGCACACCGACCCGATCGGGCGCGATCGTCGTGTTATCGCCCAGGATGGTGTAGCCGAGCGCGACACAGGCGGCCAGCACGTCGAAATTCGCGTTGTACCGCACGTTCGCGGCTCGTTGATCGTCCCCGCCATCCCCGTTCGGCGGCGTCCCGAGGTTCGCTTTTTGAAGTTGTGGCATGTCTTACCTTATGGTGCAAACGTCTGCTCAAACTGCGCCGTGATCGTGTACACGTTGCCGTTCTTCACCGGCTCGGTGTATTTCTCACACACGAATCGCCCCTGCTGCCGAAGCGGCGGCGTCCAGAAAAACGACACAGCGCCGGCGTGATCGTCGAGGAACTCGAGGATGGCCGAGATCTTCTCGGCTTTCCCCACGAATCGAAGGCTGTACGACGGCACGCGGTTGTTGAGGCCGTCGGCCGCGCGCTGCGTGTACCCATCGCCGAAGCCGGCTTTTCGCACACGCAGCGTCGTATCGCCGCCAAACCCTTCAACCGTCGGCGACCAGATAAACGTGTCGGTCATCACCCCATCCCGTTTTTCAGTTTCCAGAGCGCGCCACCCTGACGACTCTCGACCGCGATCAGCCCCTGCACCATCTGCGTGAGCTTCTTCACGAACTCGGCACTGGCCATCATCTGCGCCGCGTTGCCCGTGCCGCCGTCGATCGTCACCGGGATATTCAGCTCGATCCCTCCGCCCGGAGCGCCGAGCGCACCACCGGCAGCCGACCCACCGCCGACCAGCCCGCCGTTCGCAAACTTCGCGAAGCCGAGATCCTGTCCGCTGTTGATCGCCTCCAGCAGCCGAAGCACGCCGGGCTTGCGCACCGCCGCGGCCTTCACCACGAATTCCTCGTTCGAGAGCCACGCCGGAATGCTGTCGCTCGTCGACGTGCCCGGGCCAGTGACCCGCCCACCGGTCGCCAGGTGGAAACCGTACGCGTTGCCGCCACCCGCGCCGAACATGTCGGACAGGCCGCCCGCCACACCGCCGAGCAACGACGACGAACTGAATCCGCCCGCGCTGGCCGCGCCCAGCCCCAGCGCCGAACCGAGCGCGCCGAGCACCGGTGCCATCGCCGCGCGCGCGGCGAAGCGCGCCAGGTCCGCGATCATGCTGTTGACCAGCCCGCGAAAATCCAGCTTGCCGGTCGACACGAACGAGGTGAGCGCGTCCTCCATGCTGCGGAACGAACTCGTAAATGCTTCCTCGGCGCGACCCGCCGCGTTCTCCGCTGATTCCTGATACAGCGCCACCGCACGGCTCGCGCCGACGCGCCAGTCGCGCTGCACCGCGAGCCGCTGCTCGACATACCCGCGTTCGCGCTCGACCTGCTCGGCCTCGGCCCGGTTGATACGGTCGATTTCCGCCAGATACTCCGGCGAGCCGAGCGTGCCATCCTTCCGCGCGCCCTTCGTGAAGTCATCGCGCCGGCGCCGGAATTCATCGCCGACACGGCTCGTCGCCTGGTTCAGCTCGCGCGCGTTGTCGCCCATCGGCATCGCGGCAAGCTCGCGCGCGACTTCCCGCTGCCGCTCGGACGCGTAGTCCGCCAGCTCCGCGTCGATCTGCGCGCTGCGCTCCTTCAGCTTGTTGATCGCTTCGTGATAGCGAACCTCTTTCTCCAGCTGCACCGCACGGTCGTATGCCGCGCGAATTGCAGCCTGATCACGAATCAAGCTCTTGTCGCCGTCGGTCAGCTTCGTGCGCTTCGCGGCCAGATCGGTCAACTTCTGGTCGAACCCGATCCGATCTTTCTCCGACTGCGTGAGCTTGTCGGTTGCGACCGCTTCGACGCGCAGCTGCGCGATACGCTGCGCGATGTTGTCGAGCATGCGCTGGCTTTCCGGCTCGGCACGCGACCCGCCGGCCCGGCTCTTGTGCGCGAGCGCCGGCGCGTTGACGCCGATGCGGGCAACCTGGCCGGCCGATTCCGACACCGTGTCGTCGAACGCCTTTTTGCCGCGTGCCGCGGCGGCCGCGAGCGCCGCGTCAGCGTTGAACCCGAATTTCTCGAATTTCTTGCTGACGAGATCCGCCTGGAACTCCGCAAGCGCCGCGGCGACGACCATCTGCTGATTCATCAGCGCGAGCTCGCGCGTCAGATTGTCGATGTTGCGCCGCGCGCCGGCCTCGGCCTTCGCGTCTTTGTCCTGGATCGCCTTTTCGAGCGATTTGTACGCGTCCGCGCGCCCGGCGATCAATCCAGCCTGCCGCGCCTCTACAGTGTTTGCGCCCTTCGTTTTTGCTTCGTATTCGGCGCGTTGCTGCGCGGTCATGCCGATTACGTCGGAGGCCTCTTTCAGCTTCTCGACATATTTGTTCCAGGCCTCGGCCGCCATGCCGCCCGCGAAGAAATTGTTTTCCTCCGAGAGCAACCGGATACCGTCGGCCGCGCCGCGCGCGGCAGCATCCATCGCTGCGAGCGTACGCGTGCCCTTGTCCGCCGCGGCGCCGGCCGTGTCGATCGCCGAGGCAGCCTGCACCAGCTCGGCGCGCAGCTCGTCGCCGCCCTTCGTCGCGTCGATAAATACGCCGACCAGCGACGCAAGCTCGCGCGACTTCTCGTCGACGCCGAGATTCTCGGTCTTGATCCGGTTCAGCCCTTCAATGAACCGATCGAGCGCAACCTGATTTTCGTCCGTGATGATCGGCGCGCTATCGCCGATGCCCGGCACGATGACGCTCTGCGATGCGCGCGCTGCGAGGCCCGCGTACGCGTCCGCAACATCGCTGCGCGCCGCGGTCTGCGCCTGCTTCGCGCGATTGCGCTCGACCTCCTGCAGCAGCGGCGACAACTGCCGATACTTCTCGATGATCTGGTCGAGCGGCGCCTGCATGTCGATCAGGCTCGACGTCGCGCTGCTCGCGTGATCGCGAAATACCAGCCAATTCACCGCGGCGCCGAGCGCCACCGTGCCAACCGTCGCGATGATGCCGGGCAGGCCACCCATCACAGACAGCAGCCCGGACCCTACCGTGCGCACCAGCGAACCCGCGCGAGCGGCAGCAGTCTGCGCCACCGCCGCACGCTCGGTCGCCGCGGCCAGGCCCGCTGTCGCGGCCGTCGCCCCGCGCTCGGCGCGCTCGCGGGCCTGCGTCGCCGCCGCGACCTCGCGCTCGGCGACCGCGAGCCCCTTCTCGGTTTCGGCCAGTGCCGCCGCGTAGCGCGTCTGGTCGACCGTGCCCTTGGCCGCCGCAGCCTCCAGCGCCACGCGACGCTGCCGCGCCAGCGCGAGGGAGGCCTCGGCCCGCTCCAGCTCGCCCTGCGCCGCCGCCGTCTCGCGCGCGATTATCGCCGCGTACGGCGTGCCGGCGATCCGCGTCCCGATCTTCTGGCTGTTCGCCAAATTCGACCGCGCGGTCGCGACCTGCGCCACCGCGCTCGCCTCGATCGCCCGCGCCTCGGCGAGCTTCGCCTGCGTGTACTGGATCGACCCGGCGGTCAGCGCCGACTGCATCGCGAGGCTTTCCCGCATCGCGCGCATGCCGGCCAGCTCCGCCGCCGCAGCAACCTCTGCCGCTTGCGCGTTCTGCAGCTTAGCCGCCGCCGCGTCGCGATCGCTCTGCGCCCTCGTGATCGTGACGAGCGCGGCCGCGTTCTCCGCCTGCGCCTTCGCGAGCAGCGCCTGCCGCTCGGCGTTCCACGCGATGGCCGACTTGCTGACAGCCACCGTGGTCTGCGCGAAATACACGCCGAGCCGGCCCGCCGCAAGCGATGCGCTGATCGCGACAATCGCGTCGAGGTGATCGGCAACGTAGACCACGCTCTGCGCCAGCTTCGCGCTCGCGCCAGTCGCCTCGTTCGCGTGCCCGACGTACGCGATGATTTCCGTTTGCAGGCGCGTCATCGCCTGCCCGACGGTCATGTCGACCTTACCGAACAGCGCGTCCGTGCTCGATCCGGCGTTTTTCAGCGCGTCGATCAGGTTCTCGACGGTCAGCTTGCCGTCCTCGGCCAGTGCCTTCAGCTCTGACGTGCCCTTACCCATCCCGCGTGCGATCGCGTCAGCAACGCCCGGCAGTTCCTCCAGTACACTCTTCAGATCCTGCCCGCGCAGCTGGCCGGACGCGAACGCCTGACCCAGCTGCACGATACCGAGCCGCGCCGTGTCGGCGGACACACCCGAGAGCGCAACCGCCTTACTGATCGTTTCGACCAGCGGGCCGACCTGTTTAATCGACAGGCCGAGGTGCGACGTGTTGTTCGCGATCCGCTGATACAGCTCGGCCGTCGCGTCGAGCGGCTGACGCGTCGCCTGCGCGATCCGAAGCACGTCGTTCTGTGCGACAGCGAAATCGATCTGATCCCGTGTGACGATCTTGAGCCTGTTGCTCAGGTTCGTCCATTCGTCGGCATACTCGACCAGCTGATGCACGCCGAACGCTGCGGCAGCAGCCTGCGCATATGCCGTCAGCGAGCCGCGCGCGGCCTCGATTGCGCGAACCGTCACCTGCACGCTCGACGCGTTAGACGCGAACGCCGCGTCAGCGGCACGGCCCCCATCCCTGACCGCATTGAAATAGCCGCTTGCCGTCGACCCAAGCTGCTGCATGCGCCGATCGTACTGGGTCGTATTCGCGGTAACGCTGACGATCAGCTCGCGGAGACTCGTTCCCATATTTCCTGTCCGCCTACTTTACCAATCTCATTAGGCCTGCGAAGAAAGGATCATCGTCGACCTCCTGAACCTCTGCCGACTCACCCGACCAGTTCGGCATCATGTCCACCACTTTGACCTTGGCACCCTGCGCCTGGAACACTGCCGACGCAACCATCGCGGCATGGAGGTCATAACGATCATCGGCAATCGGCGACTCGGCATCGAACGCCTGCCACAAGGCGAATTCCGCAGTCGACATTTCCGCGCGCAGCTCGGCAAGCGTTCTGCCGAGCCGCAACGCCAACGTCAGTTCGAGCCGGAGATCGGGGTTTCGGCGGAGGCTTTTTTTGCATCGTCCTCCGCGTCGGCTTTCATGTTGCCGAGCTCGAGCGCTTTGTTCACGATGCGTTCGTGCGCGGACCCGAATGCCGACGCGATCTCCTGTGCGTCCGCGTCCTCGAATTCGCGACGCCAGCCTGCCGCCGTCTCGACATAGAGCACGCGAACGAACAGCCGCGCCGAGGCGAGCACGTGTTCGTCCGGTCGGACACGCTCATACTTCTCGCGGGCAACCGCCTCGTCGTCGCCCGGCTCAACGCCGGCAGCGAGGCGCAGCGGCTCGAGCCAGAATGCGCGGTCGGCGAGCAACGGCTCGCGCACCGCAACCGTCACGTCGCCCCATTCCGGCATCGGCACGAACTCGTGCCGCCAGCCGACCAACGGGTTGAGAATCGCGGCGCGCAGCGCGCCGGCGACCGTCGGAGTTTTCGTCATCACTTTTCCCTTACGATTTCCAGATCGATTAACCCGCCGGTACGGCCGGCGGCACTTCCTTCACCGAACCGCTGACACGCACGCTGTACGTCGACGTCACGATGCCGTCGACAGCTGCCGACCACGTGTATTGACGAACCATGCCGGCAAACAGGAATTGCGAATTGTCACGGAACGTCACACGGAACACGTGTTTGTCGCCAGTAGCACGCGCGGCCCGGAGAATCTTCTGCCCTTCGTCGTCGGAAGAATAGTTTCCGTCGACCGAGAACTCGCCCGGATCGGCCAACCCAAGCTCGGATTCCTTTTCCTCGCTTTCCAGGGTCGTTGCATCGATTTCCGCCGATTGACCACCCTGCCAGTTGATCGTTTTGGTCGTCGTCCCGAGATCAACGAAAACGAGCGTGTTGTCGTCGAGATCCGCCGAAACGGTTTTCGATACCTCGACCTTCGTACCTTGCGCCTTGATGCGCTTGCTCTTCTCGGCCATAAGCCCCTCACAAAAAAGAAAGGCCCGCTCGAGGCGGGCCGTACACACAGCGGATTCCGTCAGAATTCAACGGATACTTCGAGGCTCACCCGAAAATCACCGGAATCGCTCGAATAGTCGTCAGGCAGGTCACTCACCCCGCCGACGGAAAACTGCTCGGCCGCGTACGCGAGATCGATCACCTTGTCGGCGAGCGCGTCGGCGTCCGTATACGTGCTGGCGTAGACGTCGACCTGGAACACGCCCGATTTACCGCCGGTCGCTCCGCCAATCGCCATGTCGCGCGCGCCGCTCACGCGCGATACCACGTAGTACGGCGATTTCGCGGCTGCTGCGGCGGCGCCGACATAGCCCTTCGCGGTTCCAACCGTGCCGATCGCGTTGCGGATAACGAGCGCGCTCACCGGCCACCCCCGATCACTGCATCGATCGCGCGCGCGATCTCGGTGCGAATCGCACCCTCGGCCTGGCCGATCGAGGCGTCGAACGCCGGTCGCACGAACGGTTGCGCCCGTACATGCTGCGTGCCGAGCTCGACGAAGCGCCAGTAAAACGCGTTGCTGGGCGAATCGCCCTTGCCCTTCGTTCGGACACGCACACCGGCTGTCGCCAGGCCCGGCGCATCTTTCTGCCGCAGCGCGGCAGACACGATGTTTCGCCGCAGCTTTCCGGTTTTCTTCGGCGCGCGGGCACGCGCCTCATCTCGGATCACCTTCGCGCCGGCCACCGTCGCGCGTCGCAACGCCTTCGTCGACTGTGCTTTCGCAAGCTTCTCGAAATCGGCACGCAAGTCAGCCAGCCCCAAAACCTGCACGCTAGACATACTTTTCCCCCACCTTCACCGACAGATCGAGATATCCGCGCTTGCGCGAAGGCAGGACTGCCGTAATGTCGTACAGCCTGCCGTCGTACCGCACACGCATCTGCTCGTCGATACCAGCCCGATAACGGATGCGCATGCTGGCCACCGCCGAACCCCGGACCGCACCTGAAACGATGTGCTCTTTTCCGCCGATGAACAGCACGTCCGCCCAAGGCCTCGAATGCTCAACCCACGCATCCGGCAATGGCTCATCGTTCTCGTTTACTGCACCGCTTCGGCGCTCGATCACGATTCGCTCGTTCCGTTTTCCCGCGCGCATACTGTCCTCACTAAATGCTGACGATCGCGTGACGCGCGATGAGTCGGTTCGTGAAATCCTCGCTCAGCGAACTAACCGTTCCATCGAGCTCTGATTCACGGTGCGCGGACAGCGTGCCGAGCTGCAGCAGCATCCACGCAACGAGCGATTCGGGAACGGCTTCCGGTGTTTCGAATGCGCCGCAACGAAACCGCACCTGGACATCCTCGCCGTACGGGAACGATTTTCGGGACACGAGATACGCCCGATCCATCACGCGGTACGCTGCCGGCGGCAAGGTCTGCCGCACGCCGGCCTCGTCCGTATACGACACGTCGGTGATCTCGATCACGTCGTTCCAGAGGAGAATCCGATCGGACGGAAACGAATCAACCCGCACCCGACACTCTTGCGGCAACAACGGGCGGGACAGCGCCGCCTCGAGCGCCTCGCGCGCCGCGACGATGTTCCCGTTCAACAGAACATCCTCGTCGTCGCCGTCAATTCGGCAGTGCTCGCGCGCCAGGTCGAGCGTGATTGCTTCCGCGGCAGGCCGCGTCATGACATCAACGCGGCCCGCCGCGACGCGCAGCGGATATGCCAACTGGTCGGCCATGTGTTCCTCACGTCGAATGTGCGGCCGCCACGACGTGGCGGCCCTCGTTCATCAGCCCTGCGGCGCCGCGGCCTGGCCCATCTGCAGCGCCTTCACCGCACCGCCGACGTCCAGCAGGTTGCCACCCTGTCGGTTGAAGCCTACGAAACCGACCTGCCCCTTGAGCGTGTAGCGCGAATCCGTCATCCGGAACATCGTGAGATCCATCACTTCACGCACGATGTATTCGGAATGGTCACCGAACGTCAGCGGCTTGGCGCCCGCCTCGGGTACGTCGTATTCCTGCACGATCGTCACCGGCCGGCCGAGCAAACGATCCGGTGCGCCGCCCGGATTGCCCTGCTCGTAACCCGGCACGAAAATCGGTCGCTTCTGCTCGTCCTTGATCTTACGAACGACCTTCAGCATCTGATCGTGCATGGCATACCCGCAATTCGGACGCACTCGATAAGCGGGATCGACGCTGTGCTCGAGGTCGATCAGGTCGTCGTAGGTGATCAGGTTCGGCGACGCCACCGTAACGCCCGTGCCGACCGCCGTAAGCAGACCGACCGGCTGATTGTTACCGGTGCCCTTCGCGAAATGCCGCGCCGTGATACGGCCGACACGCGTCGCCAGAAGACGAATGATGTAGCTTTCGAGGTCGAACATGCTGTCCTGCAGCAGTTCCATCGACAGCGCGATCGACTTCGACGAATAGCGGAACGCCTCCAGCGATTTCGAAAGGAACTTCGTGTCGCTGTCGCCCGTTTCTCCGTTCTCAGCGACGATCTCACCTTCTTCCGTCGTCGCGTCCGTAGCCGGGAACAGCATCGCCGCGCCGGTCCCCGTCGGCAGTACGGTAGCGATCTGGCGGAGGCCGCCGAATGCTTTGAGTGCCTCCGACAGCTTGCGATAGAACTCCGGCGCGACGGTATATCCGCCAGCCGCCGGATCACTGGTCGACATGGCGTTCTGGATATCCGGCGTTTGGCGCGCGAGCATGCGCGCACGGTCTTCATCCGTCAGAGCCAGCACGCCGCGGCGGAGGAACGTGCGAATCGCTTTCGATTCACCTTCATGCGCACCGGGCGTCTTCACGTGCGCGTTGATCAGCCCCTCGGGATTGCCGGCGAGCGCGTCTTCGGCGAGCCGATTCATCAGCCCTTCGTGACGCTTGATCTCGGCGCTCACACGATCCATCTCAGCGAGGCCGTCGTCGTACGCCTTTTGCTGCTCGGCGCCCCACTTGTCGCCCGGGGTATTTTCGAGCAGCGCGTTCAGGTTTTTCGCGAGTGCGTCGCGACGCTCCCGCAGTGCTTGAATTGCAATAGCCATACAGTCTCCATCGACATAAAAAGAAAGGGCCACCCGAAGGCAGCCCTTTGAATCGACGCGGGAACGCGTCACGAACGTTGTGCAAGCTCCAGCCGGCGCCGCATTGCTTCCATATCCGGCGCCGCGGCCGACGTCTGCGGAGCCGCCGTCGGCTCAACAGGCTTCGAATCCGGCGCCGGCGCCGACGGCGATTCCGGCGAAGCGAACGCGACCGGCCTGCGCGGCGACGACTGCGCATGCGCCGCGCTCGGCGCACGGTCATACGCCGACAGATTCCATGCGGACGCCTGTGCATCCGTGCCAGCACCCGCGAGCCGATCAGCAAAGCCGCGTTGCACGGCTTCGTCCGATGACATCCACGTTTCGGCAGCCATCCAAGCGGAAATATCGTCCTCACTTTGCCCCGTCTCCTTCGCGTAGGTTCGCACCAGCGACGCGTCGACAGCGTCGAGCAGCTTCGCCGATTCGCGCAGATCGTCCGCATTTCCCATCGCGAACGTCCACGCGTTATGGATCATCACGAACGCGCCGTCCGTGATCTCGACTTCGTCGGCCGCAAGCATCACGAAACTGGCCGCGCTCGCGGCAACGCCGTCGACGTGCGCAATCACACGCGCCGAGTGCCCGCGAATCGCCGTTTCCATCGCGCGCGCGGCAAACACGTCACCACCCGGGCTGTTGATCCGAAGGTGGATCGTATCGGCCGTGATTCCGGCGAGCGCCTGCACGAACGACTGCGCGGAGACGCCGCCCCACCAGTCATCGGTCACGATCACGTCGTAAAGGTAGACGGTCGCAACCGTACCGTCGTCGCTCGCCTTCACGCTGAAAGCTCGCGGCGCTGCGCGGTTGTCATTCAGCAGCTGGAGGATTCGGTTTCGTCGCATCTTTGGTCCCTGAATTGAGAGTGTTGCCGTCCGCCTCCGGCGGCATGTTGAAGCGGCGCCGCACGTCGTTTTGCGTCATCCAGCCCGGCTCGCCTGCGCGGCCCAGCGCGATGCGGAATGCCTCAAACCGCGATTTCATGTCGCCGAGGTCGAGCGCGTCGGCGTCGTGCTGAATTGAACGCTTCGGTTTTCGAACCACCTTCCGACCGACCTCCTGCGCGATCTTCGTTAGGTGCCTGCCAAGCGTGTATTTCACGAAGTGCTTCGCAAGCTGCTCGGCCGTCGTGCCGATCGTCGTACCTTTGTCACTACGGCCGACCATGTGCGGCATGACTCCGAACACGGAGCACACGTCGTCATCGGTCAGCTTCCGGTTTTCGATCAACTTCACGTCTGCCGCCGACATCGAAATCTGCTTGATGTCCATCCCACCGCCGAGCACGACAGGCGCGGAACTGTTATGCAACCCGCTGTATCGCTGTATCCACTGCTTGCGCAGCAACGCGACCTGATCCTCGGTCAACTTACTATCCGACCTGATCACCAGATCGGGCCGCAGGTTGTCCGAAAGCATCGTGTCGACCAGCTGGCCGGCCGACGACGCGACGTTGACTGGCATTCGAAGCACGCTGCGGATCTGAGAAAGCCCCCGTCGACCATCGAAGCCGGGCCCGGGAACGTGGATCATGTCGTCTTGATCGACCGTCATCACGACGTTAGTGGCCGGATCGAGATACGTGTACACGAGGCGGCCGTCGACGAGGTCGACCCACACCGAAAGCGGATGTAACGGCTCGACTGACTCGATTCGCGGCGACCACCGCGAAACACGGTGGATGCGCGAAAACAGGTCGCCATGCAGGAGCAGGCCCGTCATGCCGAATTCCCATCCAACCGCAGCCGGCCACCGCGGATGCAGCTCCTCGTTGAGCAACTCCCAATATTCCGATTCCACCGGCAGCACGCCGTTCGGGCCACGCTCGTACTCGACCAACGGTGTCGAAGCGACCGCACCGCCAATCAGCGCCACGCAGGAATAGACGGTCGCGACGCTCATCGCGCCACGCTCGCTCACCGCCCGCCCGGGCATCTGCAAGCCCGTCATCCAGTCGTACGCATCGGTTCCCGGGACGATCTGGCTCGTCGAAACCGCGGCGGCATTCACCTTTGCCGCCTGGCGCTCGGCGTTCCACTGGTTCAAAATTCGCGAGCCGCTTGCGTTCGCGCGCGGCGCACCGTTCGTTGCGTTCGTCATAGGATGTAAATTTCCGGGTCCGCTTCAGGCTGATACGTAACCGCGCGCGTGGTCGCCATACAGGCCGCGACGATCGGATCGATGCGCCCGTTCGGCCGCGACTTCTTCTTGTCGGGCCGGATGTTTTCATTCGAATCGAGCAGCAATGTGACGTTGCTGGCGCACCACCGCGCGACCGGGTTCCCTCCATGACGCATCCGACCGCCATACACCAAGCGCTCCAACTGCTTCGCGCCGGGCGACAGGCCGGCCATGTTTTGCGCGACCTGCACCATCGGGATCTCGTCCTCGAGCAGCTCGTTGACGATCTGCGTTGCGTTCCATGGATCGAAAGCGATGTCCTGCACGTCGTAGAGTTTGCAGGCGGCCTTGATCGTGTCGCGAATGACCGTGTAGTCCGTGACCGCGCCCGGCGTCACGATCAACCACCCTTGCTCCGCCCATTTTTTGTACGGCGCGGCGTCGCTGGCCTCCTGAGTGTTCACCTTCGCCTCTGGTGCGAAAATGAAGAAGACATAGAACCACTCGCCGACTGGGTCGATTTCCCCATCATCGGCGTACGGCGGGAACGTGAGCACGAAAGCGCACAAATCCTGCGTACTGGCCAGGTCCAAGCCGCCGAAGCACTTGCGCCCGGCCAGCGATTTCCGATCAAAGGGCGCACCGCATGCGTCCCATACAGCGATGTCGAACCAACTCAGCGCGCCATTGACCCAAACGTTCAGATCCTTGGTTAGAAAATTCGCCTTCGCGCTCGGTAGCTCGGCGGCCTTCGCCGCTTGCGCGCGCATGTAGTCGACGGTTTTCGCACTGCCGAGACTCGGGTTCGCCTTGATCCAAACTGCTGGGTCAAACGGATCGTCGTCATCGTCGAGCGTGTAGATGTAGCCGAAGAAGCTGTCGTCGATCTTGTCGCCACGCAGGATCATCACGAGATAGCCGCGAATCTCCGTGCAGATCCCGTCGAGGATGTAGCCCGCCGTCGTGATGGCGGAAATTAATGGCTGGAGCCGCGCGCCGAGCGCTGACTCCATCACGTCCCACACCTCGCGCGTCTTGTGCGCGTGCAGCTCGTCCACCATACAAACTGACGGGTTGAGGCCGTCGAGCGATTCCGCGTTCGCCGGCAGCGGCTTGAACACGCTGCTGCCGATCACGATCCGCTCTTGGTTCGTCCCGTCGTATACCTTGATCGAACGCGCCAGCCGTTTCGAACGGCGGCACCGGCGACGGTAGTTGTCGAGCGCCGGCTTGAACACGCTCATCGCCTGCTCGCGCGTCGTCGCGATCGTGTACACCTCCGCGCCCTGCTCGCCGTCCATCAGGAACAGGTAATCGCCCTGGCCGGCCTTCCACGTCGACTTGCCGTTCTTGCGCGCGACCTCTTCGTACCCGGTGCGAAAGCGTCGCAGCACGGAATCGAATCGGCGCCAGCCGTACATCACGGCCGTCCAGAACCGCTGCCACGGATCGAGCACCAAAGCCTGTCCCGCGAGCGCGCCCTTGATGTGAAAGAACTGTCGCTCGATATAGTCGATGACGTGGTGCGCGTGCCCGGCGCTGAACACAATGCCGCGCGCCGGACCGTCGATCAGATCGACGTAGTGGCGCTTGACCGCGAGGAACACGAACTCGCCGACTACAATCTCGCCACGCAACACCGGCAGGCCGTATTCCACGTCCCATCGATGCCGAATGCCTGGAGTTAGGCGGGCAAGCTCGTCGGCCGCGAGCGCGCGTGGTTCAGCAACTCGTCGAACAGGTCGTCCTGTTGGTCCGAGTCGTCCATCTTCGACTTCGCGATCAGCATCGACGGCGTCGTCAGGCAGGCTTCCGGCAAACACTTGAGCAGCCCCTCTTTCAGCGACTTCGCCGCGTAGTAGAGTTGATGCGGCTGCGAATGACCGTTCGGCGTTACCGTCATGAACGATCCGTTATTGATCTTCTCGAAATCGCGCAGCTGCAGCTCGACCTTCACCCAGCGCACGAAGTCAACGCACACGATCGCCAGCGCGACACCGGCAGTCCGGTGCGGCACGCCTTCGGCACGCAACGCGAAACAGAGGTAGTCCCACACCTTGCGATGCGAGGACTCAAAGTGCACCCCGGGCGGCGGCGGCGGCGATTCGATCGCCTTTCCAACGCCGCCGCCCGACGCGCGCGACTCGTCGGCACCGCCGACGTCGGCAAACGGTTGATTCGGACTCATGTGAGGCTTCCCGTAAGCGAGCCGGCGAAAAACTCATCTCGCGTTGCGCGATCGGCTCTATGGGGCGGCTTTCTTAACCCCCCCCTCTTCAAAAAGTGGTCCGCGAAAAAATGCGGCTGAACGTTCGGTCCCAGGCAAGGGTCCGAAAAATTAAAAGTACCCCCCCTCGGTCGGGGGGCGTCGGCCCGGGTCGGGTCAGCGGCGACCGCGCCCCCGCGCGGCCTCGGTCGCGGTCTTCGCGTCGTGACACGGCTTGCAGATCGACTGCAAGTTCGCGAGTTCGTCGGTTCCGCCTTCGGCCTTCGATACGACGTGGTCGACCGCGACGGCCCGAGCGATCCGGCCTTTCTTCCGGCACGGCACACATAGCCCGTTGTCGCGCGCGAGCGCTTCGCGGCGCAACTTTGTCCATGCCGTTCCGTATCCGCGGGCATGCCGCGAGCCGCGCAGGCGATCTGATTGCCAGCCGACTGCGTCACTCGCATGCTCGGCGCAGTAGCCGGGCGTCGCAACCAGTCGGCCGCATCCGTAATGCCGACATTGCGTCGGCGCTTTCTTCGGCATCACGAACTCCAATGCAAAAAGCCCCGACGCTTTCGCAGTCGAGGCTTCATGATTCTTCCGGGCGAGCGACGGCCCGGTACAGGCCGCGTCGCTCGGTATTAACCGGATCAAATTGTGGATCGAAGTGTAGATCAGCTATTTCGTTTCCGCAACACCATCTTTCAATTTATCGATCACAGACTGCATGGAGACATACTGCGGCCGAGGCATGACGAGCTTCTCCTCGACCGCTCGTTTCGCATGCGCAAGCGCGAGGTCAAATATGCTGGTCGGCCGCGCCTTCAGGCCAAGCCGGCGACAGATCACTGCCGGCGGTGCGCGCCACACGAAGTGCATCGTAAGCACCTTGCGATCCAACGGCATAATCTTTCGCATCGCCACCTCCACCCGGTTCGCCTCTTCAAGGTCAAGCGTTGAGTCGACTGTACGCCCGCCGACCGAAGGAAAGTAGATGCTCGACGTGAGCCCGTCCGTCCCGCCTTGACCGCCACGCTGCGCGCGCGCCCAATTTTCCAATTGTTGTTCGATCGTCATGCTTCCCCCGCTTCAATTTTCATAGAGGCCGACGTGCAGCCGGCAATAACCGCGACGCGTCGATCCTGCGCCGAGAATGGACGTAGCGACGTTGGTGCATCGCATGCCGTCGCCGTCGACGTGTGCGCAGCATCGATCGTCGTGCGTTTGCTGGTTCGCGGGCTGCCGCTCGCGCTGCAGCGACTGGTTTCGCTTCGCTCGCACCTGATCCCAATTCTTTCGAAGGCGCGCAGGCGAGCGAATCACGGAACACCAGAATCCGTCGCGCAGCGCCCACGCCCACAGCTTTGCGATTTGCTGTGGGTCGAAGCCGTCAGCCAACATCCGGCGAACGTCCGGCACCCATGCAGAAAGATTCGGCTCACTCGCGCCCGGATCGCTGTCGAGAAGCCGGCGCGCCATCCATGCCGCAAGCGCCGCGTAGCCCTCTTGACGATTTCCCTCTCTGCTTGTACCTTCACTGCCCAGGTATACCGACGGCGTTTGAGAGAGAGAGGAAGTTTCGTAATTTCTGTTTGTTGGGTTGTTAGTTGGAACGTCGTTCCTGTAACTCCCCGAATTGCCCTCAGAATCGCTGGCCTCCGGCGAGACACGTGAACTAGGTTCGTCAAACTCGCCGAGATTACCGGAACGTAGTTCCTCAAACTCCCCTGAATTACCGGAACGTGGTTCCGACTCGTCGAAGTCAGCGCCGGCAATGTCAAGGTTCAGGTCATCACGCGCGCGACGCGCAACTTCCTCCGGCACCGTCAGACGATAGTGGCCGTGCGCCCACTTCCGCCCGCTCTTTCGCGACTTCCACCGCTTGATCCAGCCCGCCTGCTCTGCCACGCCGAGATGCTTTGACACGGCGCGCGCCGTCAACGTCGCACGCACGGCAATTTCATCGATAGACGGCCAGCAAGTGTCGTCGATCGAGTTCGCATACTCGGCTATGACGAACAATACGAGCTTGGTCGTACCAGGCAAGTCGCTCGCGGTCATCGCCCGGCGCCAGGTAAATGATGTTGGCACTCCCGCCATTAATACGCCCCTGTAGGTTCTGCAAAATTTTCGAATCTCGCTAATTCATTTCGGAATGCCAATCTCACCGTAGCAAGTGGTCCGTTCCGCTGTTTTGCGATAATTAGTTCCGCGGTACCCCGGTCCGCGCTATCCGGGTTGTACACCTCGTCTCGGTAAATAAACTGAATAACGTCGGCGTCCTGTTCGATCGCGCCGGACTCGCGAAGGTCGGACATCATGGGCCGCTTGTTCGGGCGCTGCTCGAGCCCACGATTTAGCTGTGACAGCGCGATCACGGGCGCGTCGAATTCCTTCGCCGTCTTTTTCAACTCGCGCGAAATTTGCGATACCTCGCTTGTGCGGTTTTCACCTGATCCGCCATCCCCCGACATCAGCTGTAGGTAGTCGACGATGATCAGGCCAAGTTTTCCGACGACGCGCTGCAGGCGACGGAGCTTTGCCTTGAACTGCAACGGCGTGACGGACGAGCTGTCGAGCACGTACACCGGAGCGTCAACGAGGATCTGTGTTCCATGCGTCAGCCTCGACCAGTCATCGTCACGCAAACTCGCAGTTCGCAGCTTGTGCTGATTGATCCGCGACGTTCCGGCAAGCATCCGCGTCGCCAGCTGGTCGTCAGGCATTTCCAACGACAGCACCGCAACGGGCATGCGCAACCCGACCGCAACATGTTCCGCAATGTTCATGGCGTACGAGGTCTTTCCCATTGACGGGCGACCAGCGACGACGATCAGCTCACCGCCATGCATTCCGTCGGTATGGCGGTCAAGATCGACAAAGCCTGTTGCCGTCCCACCGATTTGTGCAGCGCCACCGGCGTGATAACGATCGTCGATCCGCTGAATTACGGACGTCAGAGCAGCCGAGATTGGCCGAAACTCGTCATCGGCCGCGCTGCTCGTATCCGCGATTTTTAGCAGTTCGCCCTGCGCGAGGTCCAACAGTTCAAGAGGGGATTTGCCGCCGGGCTTCAACACGGCATTTCGCAGCCGCTCGGACACGCGCAGCATCCGCCGAGAAATCGAGCGGTTGCGCACAATCTCAGCGTAATGGCGAACACCCGCTGCACTAGGTGTTGCGTGAACCAGATCAGTCAAGAACGCAAGCGGCTGATCAACCTTCGCATCGACGGAATGCAACCGCTCGAATACCGTGACGGCATCTGCGCGCGCGCCACGCTGGATTAATTCACGGATCGCTTTGAACACTAACGCGTGCTCGCCGATCGTAAAATCAGCTTCGGAGACGACGCCCGCAATTTCCTCAAGCGCGCCGTTATCGAGCAACAACGCGCCGAGGATGCTTTGCTCGGCTTCGGGCGCCGACGTACGGGCGTGCGCATCCAATGGGTCGTGTGCGCCCATCAGGAGAACCTCCGGGAATTGGTCAATTACGCGCCGCGGCGACGGCGGCGGCTCTGCGCGGAACGTCGGGCGATTGCGATCGTCTGTTCGATCTGGCGTTGCGCCGCACGCCCGGCCTGCTCGATGGCCTCGGCTTCTCGCGGCTCGATCACCCCATCGTCAGCGGCGCGCCGAACCTCCTCGGCCAGGCCGCCCGCTTTCGTACTCACCGTAAGCGCGGAGTCGACAAGCACGCGGACGCAATCCGATTCAGCATCGGCGACCGTTTCCGTTGCGACGAGCCCGAACCTGGCGTTGAACGCGTACACCGCATCGAGTGCATGCGGTTGCTTCTTTTCGAGCATCCATTCGACGAGCAGCTCGAACATTTCGCCCGTAATACGCGCCCCCTCAACCTCCCGCAGCCGCAACCGCAGATGCTCCCCCGAAATTCGCGTGCCTCTCCGCTCGGTAAGAAAGCGGGCAGCGTCTTCGACTTTCCCGGGCGTGTTTGACACGGACGTATACAGGACGTCAATCCATGCGGTTTGACTGTAATGGTGAGCCACATTTGCCCCTTGAATTTCACCGTTTTTCATACTGTTAACGTGCTCGCGTTTCCGAGAGAATTGCTCCATCGCCAAACGGAGCATCACCATGAAAACGCAAAAATTCAGAATTCAGCACGCAACAGCGACCCCGAAGCCACAACTCAAACGACACATGCGCGACGCGATCCGGCGCGCCTTAAGCGAGGCGAAGGCGTCGCGCTCGTTTGCCGCTTTCATGCGGCAGGCGTGCGACGCGACCGCGATCGAATGTCCGCGCGCAGACGCGATACGTTCCCGCCGGCGCTGTTCCGCTCCGGCAGATCACGCGCCCCCAGGCCAACAAGGACTTCCGGTCGCGCAACAGAAATGAACTGCATCCTCGACTTCGGAATGCCATTCCGGCGCCACTGAGACACGGCTGCGTCGTCAATCTCGAAGAGATCAGCGACAACCCCGGTCCCGCCCATTCGATCAATGATTTCGCTCGCATATGCGATGCGCAGGTCGTTTTCCATGGATGGGGATTTAAGCACACTTAATTTCAAAAGTGAAGTGCTCTTATCTGCCAAGGTTTAGCCTGCTGAAATGAACGACCTAGACACCTTCGTAGGACGACTCCGGTATGCCAAGACGCTTCGCGAGGCAGAACTGGGGGCGTCGATCGACGACAAGGAAATCGCCGCCAAGGCTGGAGTTTCCCCGTCAGCTGTCTCGCAATGGACGAGCGGCAAAGTGAACGTTGAGAATTTGAAGGCCGCGCCGGTGTTCCGCGTTGCGCGCTTCTTGCGCGTGCGCGCTGACTGGCTTTGGGATAAACGCGGGCCAATGAAGGACGCCCAGGACGACCTTCCGCAAGAAGCGCAGGCGTTCTATGCGGATCTCAAAAAGGCGATTGCCCTGGGCATGAGCGAACTCGCGGTTGCGGCCGTGCATGCGCCTCTAAAAGCGGTACTGGCTATGCATGAGAGAGCTCGCGGCGATCTGCTCGACTTGAATGCGCCGACGCCACCAGACGACTCAGATTCCAATCGAAAACCGCCGCGCACCTAAACACCCCCACGCGGTCATGCCTTGCCGCGTAGCCCTTGACGGGCATCCCTAGCAACTCGACGTCCCAGTCATATTCGGGCGTCTCGTGCGCCCCCATTACCCGTACCACCAGACCTATGTGCGCCTTGTTGGCGCACCGGCTAATCACGGCCAGATCCCCCGGATTGATACGGCCCTCGCTCATCTGTTCGTCCAAATTCATCGACGCGCACCCTCAGTCTTTTTCTACAAAACGCTTTCGATACTGTATGGATATCCAGTATGCCCGCAGTCTAGATTGCGCGTCAACTTAAGCACACTAAATTTTCTTTGCGCTCTGAAATTAAGTGTGCTTAAATTCGCCTGCTCGCAGCACTTCCGCTGCGTACCCACGAGGCGAATTTCGATGCTTACCATCCTGTTCCGGCGCAGCGAATTCATGCGGCTTAAGTCGCGTGCGCTGCAGGCGCGCGACTGGCACCCGCTCGTCGCGCTCGTCGTTCTTTACCTGATAGCCGACGCGATCGCACCGGCGCTCGGCATTTGAGGTGCGCATGAATAAGCCCATGCCCCTCTGGAAAATCGTGCTGCTCTGGCTCGCGGTCGGGATCGGTTGCGTCGCATGGACGTACAGCGACGAAGCGCGGGCCGCGTCGAGCGAAAGCACCTACAGCGCGTGAGCCGGCCATGCAGAAAGATCACCTGCCAACCCATCTGCTGCGCGTCGAGTGGCAACTGCTGCACATGACCGGCGATTTCGACTCCGCAATCCAGCGCGCCAGCGTGCGGGACGCACTCGAATCGTCAGCGCGTGCACGAGAAACGCGCGAACGACGCCGCGCAGCTGCACGCGTGGACGTAAAACGGCTGCAGGCCGGCGACGCGGAGGACTGATCGATGCCGCGTTGCCACGTCCGCTGCACGCACTGCGACGCGCGCCGATGCCTGCGGTGCCATCCCGATCGCTACACGCGCCTACCGGCGTGCCGAACGTGCAACCGCCGGAAATATCGCGTCGACAACTGGATGAACCGCCGCAACACGACGCGCATGCGTTGCGACTGCGCCGGTTACTGGTTCCCGCACCGACGCGGCTCACTATTTTGCTGGCATCGAGCCGACGGCTCGAACCGCTATCCCGGCGATACCGATTTCGCCGATCGCAATTACGACGGCCTCGCGGCCTGACTTCACCTGAGAGGTAATCGAATGTCCCTGTTCACGTCACTGCACGAGCTCGCGCGCACCACGAGCATCAACATCCTGATCACGGCCGAAGGCGACGAAAACCTGCGCGTCAACGTCACGCCGCTGCCGAACGCGAAGGGCAAGAAGGAGCTCTGGCCGCTGTCCCTGGTTGCAACGCCACAAGAACTCGACGCCGAATTCGCAGCCGCGGTCGAGGCGTACGAGCCCGGCGCGCTGTCGCTGCTCGACCAGGCGCGCGCGTGCGCCGCCGCGAACAAATCCGACGCGGCGCCCGCGCTTCCGGCGCCGAACGCTAGTGACGCCGCCGGCACACCCGGGAAGCGCGGTCGCGGCCGGCCACCGAAGGCCGCGAAGGCCGACGACGCCAACAACCCGCCCTCGACTGACGGCGCAAACGCCGGCGCGGCTGACCCGCGCCAGATGCGCATCGACGATGCCGGCCAACCGAGCGACGGCGGCGAGACGCCGGCCGCAGATACACCGGCGCCCGCCGAACCTGCAAGCGCGGCGCAACCGCAATCGACCGACGCGGGCGTCGACCTGTACTGATTGGAGGCAACGACATGGAAATCGAAACGCTCGCTCGCGAATTCTCGTACAACGGCGCGAAGCTCGCCGACCCTGCACCGACGTTCACGCTCCAGCAGATCCGCGACTTCTATTCGCAGACCTATCCGGAGCTCACGAACGCGGAGATTGAGGGACCCGTCATCAAAGGCAACCGCAACGTCTACACGTTCCGCCGCGCTGTCGGCACGAAGGGCAATCACGCCCTGCCGCTCAGCAGCTACACGGTCAAACTGACCACCAGTGCTGACGGACGAACCTACGTCGCAGGCATTGCGATCGCGAACCCGGACGACTCCGACGACGCACGTCGGAAGCTCGACGAGATACGCGCCGTCGACTGCATCGTTCCGCACCCCGTGCGTGCCTATCTTTCCGAACTCGACCGGTTCAGCAGTGCGCACGCATGCCCGCTGCTCGACGAAGAAGTCGCCTTCATCCATGCGCTGCATGCGCGCTACTGCCCGCAACCGAAATGACGCTACGCGAACTTCGAAAGCACCTGCGCGAAAACACGTTCAGCGATAGCCGAGCGGCGGCGGCACCGAAGAAGCACGTCAACAGCCCGCTCGCAGTGCACATTTCGCGCGTTGCTGCCGGCTGCAATAGCTCGTCGCCACGCTTACGTCTCCCGTCGGCCGACATGCCGGTATTGCCATGACATCGACCGCTCTTACCCTGCCACGAATCGTCGGCGAAGTACCAGCGCGATACGTCGTCGGCGATAGCGGCCAGTTTTCGCACAATCTTGCGCTCGCGCTGATGCGCGGAAACATGCTGACGATCGAAGATGCGCAACTCGCTGACGACCACCGCAACGAGCGCGAGCTCGCTCGGATCGCGCTGACGCGCACGTGGCAAGAACTCACGGACGCGCACTCCATTTTCGAATGGAGCTTGCGCCTGAGCTCTGATTCTTGCGGCCCGTCGTACTACCGCACCGGCGACGACAACAGCGTGTGGGTGTCGATTCATAGCGACGGAGGCGCAGGAACCGCGCCAGTGCGATTCCTGCGCGGCAGCATTTCGCACCTTGAAAGCGTGATGCCCGGACTCGGCCAGACCGTTCTCGCTGTGCTTTACGAAGCATGCGCGCACTACCTGCCGTCCGTGCTGACGCCGAGCGAGACGATCTCGATTGCCGGCTACATGTATTGGCAAGGGCATGCAAACGAGATCGAGGCGCTACCCGAGCTGCGCATGCACTACGACGACGTCGACGAGGCAACTCCCGAGGAATTTTTCGAGGCGTGTTCGATTCCCCGTCGCACAGAATTCTTTCGCGACGCGCCAGACTGGCTCGTCAATCCGCAGCAGGTGTTGAATACGTTCGATGTACACCGCGCGGCAGAACAAGACGAAATCGCGGCGCTTGCCGTCAGCGCGTGCGACGAAATCTACAGCCTAATCGCGCACGGCGGCCCATTTGCGCGCGTCGACCACTTCGATTCGAACGCCGGGCCGGGCATCGATTTTTCGCTGTTCCTGTTGTGGGACCACGACGACGGAACCGGCCGCGTGATCGATGACTTTCTCGAGCACGAAATGCAAGGCGATGCGCTGGAGGCCGCGTGCGCGGTCAGCCTCTCACTCGCGGGTAAAGCGGTCGGCAACTGGTTCGCACGGGTGCGCAATACCTCGCGACTCGCGCTAGCAGTCGAACACCTGCTGGACGTGATCGCGCTCCGGTCGCCGGACAGCCCGGCCGAGCCCCAACGCATACAGGTGCACGTATGAAAGACGTCGATATCTATTGCGATACTGAATCGCACCTCGAACTCGATTCTGCACTGCTGCTGTATCGGAACAGCACCGACACGCGCGTATACGTAACGCGCCATGCAGCGCGTGTTGTCGACGGCATGCCGACATTGCTTGCAGGTGAACCCGTAACCGAGCGACAACTCGCGGCGTTCATTGCCGCAGCGGCGAAACACGCTAGTCAACACGGCTTCGTGCACGAACGCGTGATCTTTACTGGTTCCGGCGTTGTCGCGTGGTGGATGCCGGCAGGCGTGCGCCACGTCTGGTTCAAATCCGACAAGCCGCTCGGCACGCGCGCGGGCCCCGCACACCAACCTGCATTGCTGTTCATCGCACAAGGCGACAGCCGACACGTGTTCGCGCTTGCCGAGAATGCGCGGCCGCAACGCGGGACCGCCCTGTTTCAGGCGCCGTACTACAACGTCTATTCCTCCGGTTCCGTGTGCACCGGCAATGTCGAAATCGCGAAGCAGCCGAACGCGGCCGACGTCGAGCGCTACGAAGAGGAATTCTTTCGCAGCCGCTTCACACACCCGAATGCCCCAAAGCTGATTCAGGGCGGCAGCATTTCCACACTCTGGCGCCAGCTGCTCGACGGCGCTGAATTTCCCACCGAAAGACTGGTCGCGGTCGACCTGACCGTCGAGTCCGCAATTCAACGTCTCACGCAACGGAGCTAACCACATGTCCACCAAAATCGAAGAAATCAAAGCAACGTTCGAAGCAGACACGAGTGACGTGCTGCTCGCGCTCGGCGAAGCGCTCAAGACTTTCAGCGAAGCAGTGACAGCCGAAATGAAGACTGGTCGGTCGCGCCCGATCGCCGCCGCAGACACCGACGCAAACATCGGACTGGATGAGGCGCTGTTCGATAGCGCCCCGGTCGCCACTGTTCCGCGCCACGCCGATTTTGCGCCGCTGCTCGACGTCGGCCACCGGTTCCTGCTCGCGGCCGAAGGTTTGTTCGTCGAGATCCGCCGCCCGTGGCTGCACCTGATTCAGCCGGTCGCGCCGATCGAAGGCGCATGCCCGCGTCCGCCGTACGGCTCGATCGATGCAAAAATCGAATTCGCATTCGGACGCATCAGCGCGGCCGAGCCGCACCTCCGCCGGTTCGCAACCGACGCGGCCAACGCCGCGCCGAACGAGCATGCCGCATGGATCGTTTGGAACGAGACGAACAAGGAACTGGTGTACCGCGAAGTCGAAGTAACCAACTCCACGCCGACCGCAATAACCATTAATCGCCCGACCCTCGCCGACGACGAGAGCCTCGCTATCGATCTGCACAGCCACGGCATCAACCCGGCATTCTTCAGCGCCACCGACGACGCCGACGACGCGGGCGAAGTGAAGATCGCCGGCGTGATCGGCGGCGTTGGCACGGCCAATCCGAGCGTTGCATTCCGCCTGTGCGCGCTCGGCAAAATGATCACGCTCCGTGTGCCGGTACAGGCGTTTTTCCCGTCGACGGAGAAAGCCGCGTGAACCAACTCGACATGCTCGAACTCGCAGCGCGCGCCGCGGGGTGGGAAGCGAAGCGTCACACGGTCCGCGACTGCATCGCAATCCACGTCAGACCGCATGCAGCCGCCGCCTGGCGCGCGTTCGATTCAATTGGCTCGCGCGCCGACGCGTTCGAGTTGTCGAGCGCGGCCCGCATCGACGTGACGCACTTCGCTGATTACGTGACCGCGCATGCTGGTGCGGGCGCGTTCCGCCACTTCACGCACGACGACATCGATGCGCAGCATGACGTCGGCGCGCAGCAGGTGGAGCGCGAGCGGGCGACCCGCCGCGCGATTACCGAATGCGCCGCGCTGATCGGGCGTGACGTGGGTGCGCCCTGGTGGAGGACAGTATGAGCCACCACAAGACACCCGCACGCTTTCTCAGCGATGAACGCGTGACGGTTGCGTTGATCGGTTGCGGCGGTACGGGCTCGCAAATGTTGACGGGGCTGGCTCGCCTCAATCACGCGCTCGTCGAGCTCGGCCACCCGGGCCTGCACGTCACCGCGTTCGACGCCGACACCGTGAGCGCCGCGAACGTCGGCCGGCAGATGTTCAGCCCGGCCGATGTGGGGCAGCGAAAGAGCGTCGTGCTCGTGCATCGCCTGAACGCATTTTTCGGGCTCGACTGGTGCGGTCGACCGGTGCATGCCGGCGCCGACGCGATCATCCGCGGCGCGCCGGACCTCGTTGTCATGTGCGTCGACAGCGCGGCCGCTCGCGCGAAATTGGCGCCGGCATTGAATAAGGCGGGCAGCTATGTGATGGATCTCGGCAATCGCGCGAGCGACGGCCAGGTAATCTTCGGCGCGGCGCACGACGCGCCCGGAAACACGGCGACCGCAGATAGCACCCCGCTGCCCTGGCCGTATAGCGTACTGCCCGAACTGATCGACACGTCGATTCCCGAGGACGACACGCCAAGCTGCAGCCTCGCCGAGGCGCTCGAGCGACAGGAATTGTTCATCAACCAGGCCGTCGTCACGCAGGGGCTCGCGATCCTGTGGGAGTTTTTCCGGCATGCGCGCCTGACCTGGTGCGGCGCATTCATCAATCTGAAAACCGGTCAGGTCCGACCGCTGCCTGTATAGAGGAATATATGGAAAATCGACACATTCGCTTTTTTTGGATCGGAGAGGAATCCGAAATTTTTGTAGCGCTGTCGTGGGAACAATTGCTTGCCGACGATGGCAAGTGCGGCTCTGGCATTTCCGCCGACGGCACACTCGATTGGAACGACGGGCCGGCCGAATTCGGCGAACTGCCGCCGACAACCCGCGTTCGATTTGCTGTTGTCGACGACCATGACCGCCGCACCGGCGAAATCTTCGAGGGAACGCTCGAGCAGGTAGCCGAGCGTTGGCCACCGCGGTCACTGCCCGAAATCTTGATGACGCAGTACGCCTGACACCGAGGGCCACGCTATGGCGAAACAACAATCGAAACGTGAAGCTCCGACTGCCGACACGCAGATTGCAGCCGCAATATCCAGCACCATCAGCGCCGTCAGCTTTCAAGGCCTCACCATCGTGACGCCGGATGGCAATCCCGCAACGCTTGCGGTCGTCGACCAGAACGGCAAAATCGTCGAGGGCGGGCCGAGTGTGATGCGTGCGGTGTGGGACGTTGCGATTCGGTCGTATCGCAACTTCTTGATCGGCAACGGGCACCTGAGGGTATTGGCAAAACCGCCCGAACACATCAAGCAATGAGAAACGGCGCCCTTGCGGCGCCGTTTCATCTCAAGCCAGCACTCGGCAATCACACCGGACGCTGAATCCATCCTTTCTTCGAAAGCACTTCAGTGGCCAGGCGAATTTGACGCGGCGTGAACTGCAGCTTGCGATCGCCCCATGCGTGGACGCGCTTCGTAATCTCGGCGACAGACGCAGTCGGTTCAGCTTTTGCGACCCAATGCACCGTCGAGAGCAACTCAAGGCCAAACGGCGACTCGAAGCCGGCCACCAGATCAGCAACCTCGTCGAACCGCTTCCGCGTCTCTGCGGAATCGGCTAGGAACCGCGTCGCCTCCTCCTCCGCCCCAGGTACAAGCGCAAGCTCCTTTTCAGGATCGTCGCCGCCATCGGCATAGCCGGCTAAGAAATGCCCTTCGATCGCCGTCATGACGTGACGAAGATTTTCGGCGTATGGGCCGTAATGGGCTTTCTGGAACTTAAGGCGCAAGGGTTCGCCGGCCTCCTGCATAAAGTACATTAGCTTGTGCACTTCGAGCAGCGACACGGTCGGATCAAGAAGCCCCTTCAGGTACCGCGATACCAGTTCGACTAACGCCGCGCGGCCAGCCGTCATCTTCGGCACTTCCCGCTTGTGAACCATCTTGTCCGATTCGGGAGCGCCATTGGGCTCATATACCAGTATTTGGACGTCTGCCAACGATGCCATTGCATGTTCGATGCGCGGCCTTACCTCGTCCCAGTCCAGCCCGCCTAATCCAGCACCAAGCGGCGGGATAGCAATAGAGCGAATGCCCTTGCGTCGTATGACGCGCTCCAGATCCTCAAGGCCCGCTTCGATGTCTTCCATCCGGCTCTTGCCCTTCCAGTGCCGCTTCGTCGGGAAATTGATGATGTAGCGCGGATTGGTCAAGGCGCCGGTATCGTAGACGAACATATGGCCGGGCCTAACTTCATCGACCTTGCACGCACGTGCATACGCATCGAAATTTTCAGGATAGGCGTTCTTGAACTGCAGCGCGATTCCGCGCCCCATGATGCCAACGCAGTTCACCGTATTGACCAGCGCCTCTACGTCGGCATGAAGCATGTTTCCGCTGGTGAATTCGATCATGGTTGCGTCCTCAGTAATACCAGTCATGCTTGACCTCGACGGTTGGACGATGCCCACCAGCTGGCAGCGCATTGACTACCTGCTGGTACGCCTGCGCAGAAGAAACTCCGATCCGCTCGATCAAGCCCCATGGAAAACTGTCCTCCATCAAAAACTCTGCCTGTTTGCCTTCGCGGTCCGATTGCCACTGCCTCGTCTGTACGGCATCCCAGTTGATATCGCCCAGATGCCTGAGGTCACACCGATCTTCGAAATAGTATGAACCTGCGTTCGAAAGCGTGAAGGCCCACCGATGGCGGTTCGCGTTCGCCCATGCCACGGACTGACGAAGATCTGCCTCCAGATGCACGATCGGCCCTTGGCCGCCGCGGTACGTCAGCTCGCTGTGGTTACCCCGGTAAATCAGGTACAGCATGACCGAGCGCGGGCAGAAGTAAAAAGGGACGCACTGCCCAACGTACAAATCTGCGTGGCTATCGAGCTGGAGTTCTTGCAGCCGACGCCTCTTGATGCTGCTCATGCCGATCGTCGTGCCATCGGCACCATCACGGATGACGCGGGCGTCGCACCACAGTGCTCCGCTCCGGATGATCGAGGCAAGCCGGTCCACATGGACGATGTGATAGATCTTGGGATTCGCAGGAACGGCCAT